TGTGGTCAGAAGCACGCGTTGAATGACGGTAATCGCCAAGCCACCCATCGCTGGACTTATCCCTTGAACTGTAAGAATCATCGACTTGAAGCCTTAACTGTTGTCCGGCTTTGCATAACTTTGGGGTCACGATAGAAGTAGAGCAGCTTCTTCTTCAGTTAGACCAAGGCGCTCGAGAATTGCTGCCTTCGCAGCTGGCTTAGCTTCCTTCTCTGCTTGAGCCTGTAGGCCTGCTTCACGATCTGCTAAGTATTGTTCTAGCAATTCGCCTGTAGGTTCGAATACTTCGTCTCCTACCTGAAATTTAATGTTACTTGCTGATGCCATAGACACTCACCGCCCCTGTAATAGTTCCTGGTACTATAAAAGTCATCGAATCAAAAGATGTTGTATTGCTAAAAGTCCCGCCTAAGAGTAATTGTTCATTTGCATAACCAACTAAACTTCCGGTGTATGCCGTTCTCCGAGCTGCCTTTGGTGATCTGATGTAGGCAAGGGAATACGACGGTAGTGCATTTTCAGCGTAACCAAATTTTGTGAACGAAGTTTGAGTTGCACCGCCGTTATCATTGACGGTTGTTGAACTACCCATAAGTACAGCAAAATATCCTGAAGCGTATGTGGAAGCTGTGTTATCTGTTCCGGCAGAGCGCATACGCGCTTGGATATATTGCCCGGTGCTTGATGTTGTTATATTAAGCATGACTAAATAATCGTCATAAGTTGCAGTAAATGAATCAGTTGGAAGACTTATGCTAGAAACAGCAGAAAATGATGTAGTGCTTAATAAAGTAAGTGCGCCACTACTACCGCCGCCTACAGTTGTCCAAGCTGAACCCGAATAGTATTGGGTTAGGTCGGTGTCTTTGAGGTAAGAAAACATGCCCTCTTGAGGACTGGTAATTGCCGACGCTCGAGCCGCCGACGAAGCAAAGACCATAACTGTTTGTGATGCTAAATAACCATTGGCTGCCGCGGCTGTAAGAATATCCCCAGTCGCAAACTCAATGTAACCTAATCCTGCTGCCATGTATTGATCTCCTAGTAAGTCATCGCGCTGACGCCAATTATACCGCGTTCTGCGCTTCCTATGATGAATCCATCGACGATGGGCTCAAGTGTTGTTACTGTAACGCTCATGCTGTTAGGGCTGATATTCCACGATAAGCCCTGCACCTGCAAAGTCTTTGTGATGGTTGAGCCGTCAGGCTGGATATTGCTTATCCGTAGATTGTCAAAGTAATCCAAGCCAATCATTGTGTCAGTTGGAACTGCTGGGTCTAGTAGATCAACAAGCATCTGGTCAATGCGGATAGTTGTCTCAGCTCTAGTGGCTACATAGGTTGCAGCGATATTAAGGGCATTGGCATCTGTATCAATAACCAAGTCCTGTGCGCTGTACTGGTGAGGGAAGTATCGGGCAATGCTGTCTGCGTTCTGTGCGAACTGGGCTGTGCCTGAGCCGTAACGCGTCATCTGAGCCTGATTGATGATGAGCTTGTCATCAAAGGCAAACACTAGGTTACGGTAAGGAATACCGCCGGTTTGGTTAAACTCGATAGGAGTGCCAGCAATAGATGAGGCTACTGTATTTCTATCCTTGAACACGGCTGTGCCTGAGCCGTTGATAAAGAACGCGCCTTGCTCTGAGAACTCTGCGTTCTTAATGGCGTTGAGGCTTGTGCGCAGGGTTGCAGGGTCAGCAATGCAGTTGGATTGACCGGTTGCAATTGTGCGCATATTGGAAGGGAAGTCCACCTGATCGAGAATCTTGCCAATGCGTGTGCCGGTAGATTGTCCTGCTCCCGAGTCTGCCACCGTTGTAACCTGCGCTAAGTTAAAGAGACGGAAGGCATCTGCTACATAGATATCCACATAGCCCATCTGCTCGGCTTGGTCATAGGTGTATCGATACTCGGTTGTGTAACCTGAGAATAAGAACTCCTGCGCTGTTGCTGTTGTCGCTGCAATACGCACCTTGCGCAGAGGTACTAAATAGCCGTAATAAGGGCTGGCTGTGTTCTGAGGGTTAAAGTATGAGTCAGGGTCAGTAATGCGTACAACAGCTGTACCAGCAACATAGGTATCGCTCTGGATATCTCTGCCTCGGTTGATGGTGATATTGCGAACGTTGGGAGTGAGATCAACAATAGGTACGGGAACTGTAGATGAGCCGAGTGTGCCAGTACCTAGAACTCCGTACTTGGCATCGCCGATTGTAAATGGGTAACCGAAAGTCGCACCTGAGCTAAAGTCAAAGGATACGGATATCTCGGCAGGTAATGTCATCGACCAGCGAAGCTTCCATAAGTACGATTAACGCCTGAAGGGATGCCTGAGAGTGATGAATCCTGAAGTGATGTTGCTACTGACTTGCCATCAATCTGGACAACAACTGGGCGGTTCAAGGCTGCAACGGCCATCGCCCAAGGAGTGCCTGAGCCGAACTGTGAGTCCATGCTTCCACCTGCTGCTGGGTTAGGTACTGAGTAAGCAAAGCCGCTTGCGTTGGTTGCATTGGTTGCAACCGATGGAGTAACAGGAGTAATTGGAACAGCGTTACCGCCACCGATAGCAATTGACTGAGCCTTCTTAGCAAGCATATCGAGATACGCTTCCCATGAGGCAAACGGGTTCTTAGCGTCTGGAAGGCTTGCAAGGTATCCTGCGAGCTTCTCGCCTAGTCCTTGAGCCTTGGCTAGTTCATAGGTTAGTTTCTCTGCTTCCTTGACGTTGCCTGTTAGTAAAGCAAACTGAAGTTCAACGCGCTTGCGATCCTCATCGGACAATTTACCCTTAAGGGCTGCAATGAGTTGCACCTGCTCTAGGTCAAAAATAGTGCCAGCCTTCTTTAAGGCGTTCTGCTTTTTTTGCTCATCTGTCAAAGCCTTCTGAGACTTGACCTGCTTAGCCTGTAGTGCTGCAAGTTCTTTAGCGCGCTTGGCTGCTGTTGCCTCTGCTTGGCGCTGCTGCGCTGTGCGTCGAGCTGTACCGGCTGGTGAGGCTGAACGCCCTGAACCTGAAGCAATAGCAATGCGCTGCGCTTCCTTCTCTCGCATCATCTTGTCATACTGGACTAACTTGCCGTTAGACCCTGTTATGCCGCCGAATGAGGTCAGATAGTCTAAGCCTCTATAAAGTTTAACGACTGCGCCTACTGCTGTTGCAGCAGCGTTTGTAATGGCGTTAATGCCTTTAGCAATGTCATTGATTGTCTTGGCTGCGTCGCTTGTTGTTGAGCCGCCGCCTAATTTAGCAAAGGCATCAACTAAACCTTTACCGATAGTCTCCTGAGCGTTACCTGCTGCAACTGTAAGAACTTCCATTTTGTAAGAAGTAGTTGTGAGGTAGTCCTGAGCTGCGCCTGCTGATCGTGCCAGCATGATGCCTAAAATCTCGTTGAATGACTTGGTTGTAATTTCTGCTCGTGTTAACCCTGTGTTGTACTTAACCAAGCCACGAGTAATTCCAACGTAACCCTTGCCTAGGTCTGTTGCGACTGTTGCCAAGTCAATACCGCTTGCGCGACTAATCTGGATGGCATTGTTGAGCAGTTCTTGAGACTTAGTGAGTGAGCCGGTTGTTGTAAGCAATGACTGGAAGGCAGGGCGTAATACATCGTCTGCAATTGCGGCAGTCTGTTCAAGGCTTGCAATGAAGTCTGTGACCTTAGCTTGTGAGAATGAAAGCCCGAGGTTATCTACTGCTCCTGCAAGTCTGCGAGCTGCTGCCTCATCGGCTGCGAAAGCCTTGACTGCTGCCTTGCCGTAGGCTGCCATTGCTGCCGAGCCAAGGGTTAAGCCGAGAGTTCTGCCAAGTGACTTAACTGTTGATTCTAGCTTCTTAACGCCTTTATCAGCCTTGTTGAGTCCTGCGGAATCGTAAGTGGTGGCAATACGAATCGCTAGATCTGTCATGCCTGCCATTAGTCTTTACTCCTTGCTCTGAATGTCTTATTGCCAGCGCCTTTAGACGCAACTACAACTGTGTTGTTTGCAGACTGAATAGCCTTAACAACTGCTGCTGTTGTTCTGCCTTGATCCTCAGCCCATGCCCTAAACAATAGGCGACCCTTAGTCTTACGGGTTCTGCGCCCTGCGCTGTTTGACTGCTGGCTATCAACTAACGGCGGAAGCGCATCAATGAACTGGCGACCAGCGTTAGGGTTAGCAGACTTATTGACATCTCTGCCACTCTGCCATCCCATTGAGAACTGACCGTTCTTAAATTTCTTTTCGCGTTGTGCCGGTGGTAAGCCGCTAGGATTCTTACGCCCTGCAGTCTCATAGATAGCACCTGCAGCAGACTTGTTAAAGATAGTTGCAAGGCTTCTAAAGCCTCGCTTGTTAGGCTTGGTTGGAGTTGTTGAATACCCCAAGCCTTTCTTGATTATGCCTGAATTAAATGCTCGATACTCCCACTCGCCAACTGGATTAGCCCAGCCACTTAAAGGTGAGTCAGCAGGTACGAAGCCACGCGCACGATTAACAACCTTGCGTAGGTGTCCGGCGACTTCCTTCTGTGTTTCCTTGGCTAAGTCAGGAGTGTATTTCTTTAAGGCTTTCCTAAGAGCTACGGCGTCGGTGAGCTCGACTGGCATCGTTTCTCTCCTTCGCTATGTCCTTGAGGACTTCTATATGTGCCTTAAACGCTATCGCTGGTAATTCAACAATAGTTTGAAACGGAACTCCATACTCGTAACTAAGCCTAGCTGCGAGATAGGTGAGGGAGTTCCGATCTATCCTAAAGGGTCAGACTCTAGAACCTCAACTGACTTGAGGGTCTCCAGAAATCCTTCCCCAAAGGGTTTGACCGTTTCACCCGAACGACGGATTGCTTCCCAGCAGAGCCAATAAACATCAGATTGTTTCTGATCCTCTATCAGCGCCTTGTGGAAACCCTTCTTGGCGTATTGCTCGAAGGCATACTCAATCAGGGGAGTTATTTCAAACTCACTTACTGAATTGTCAGCCCTTGTAACCTTTAGCTTTGCCATGTTAGCCCCTTAGTTTCTTATTAGGAAGTTGTTACTGCGATTGTACCTGATACGTTAAATGTAAGGCTCTGTGCTGATAGATCAGCGACAGAACCATTTACGTCTGTGGTGTTGTTAATCAAGCAAGTCATTGAGTAAAGTGGATTAGCTGCTGAAGTAGCTGCTGATGACTGCTTTACTGTGATAGGTGCGTTTGTTCCCCAGATGCCTTGAAGGGTCTGTAGAACTTCACCTGTTGCTGTGTCATTGAGGAAGTCGATTGTGATTGATGATGCTTCCAAGCCTTTAACAAACTTGTGACCTGAGTCACCCATCGCTGTTACTTCGAGTTCATCGAATGAACGGTTGATTGTTACTGCTGTAACGTGGTCTGAGAGATCAACTGAATTGACTGTCAAAACTACGCCATTGTTTAGAAATACTGCCATTTCAGTTATTCCTCATCTTTCTTGGTAGTTGGTTTTGGTGCTGGTGCTGCTGGTGGAAGCTGACCGATTTTCGCTAGGAAGTCGGCTTGTTCCTTTGTCCAATCGTCCATTCGATTAGCTCCATTCCGTTAGGGTGCTTATTGCAATGTCGCAAGTAAGCAAGTCTCCTGAAGCGATAGATAGAACGCTTGGGGCGCTCACGCTTCCGACGTTAAATACAATGCTGGAAGCCTCTAATAGGCTGAACACCCGAACAACGTCGGCTTCTATGCCAGCAAGGTTGCCCTCGTTGTCTAGCAACGGGACAAGTATAGAAATCTTAAAGTTAGCCATTGGCGCGATTGAGGTGTAATCGTTATTGCTTGGAACAATATAAGGATCATCAGGCATAACAATCACGCTGTTAGCAATAGGCGTAGCAGGTGGGAACGCGAACACGCTGTACTTAGTGTTATCCGCTAAGGCGCTCGCAATGCTGCTTCGAAGGGTTGTAATCGCTGGCATTAGCCCACCATTGAGTTAGGGCTTAAATATGGTGCAATCAAGCCGCGAACGCGAGCGATGAGCTGAGATGACATGGCATACATTGAACCGATTGAGCCGTCTGGGTTCATTCCGTTGCCTGAGTTAGTCTGGCGAGATGTCCAGATAGATACGCAAATCATGAGGCTTGCCTCTTGGATTGCAGGAACTGTAGATGGGTCTAGATAAGTCTCTGCTGCACAAGTGCCGTAAGGGTTGACTGGGTGCTGAACGGCTGGGGTGTTGTTGTTGCCGGTAATGGCGTAAGTAATCGAATACTCGCCAACTTCGGTGATTGTCTTGCTACCGTTGTGCTTAGAACCTGCGCCGCCAATGACAACGGTTTGCCCAACGTAGAAAGTCTCACGGACATCAATATCAAAGTAAGAAGTGCCTGTTGTGGCTGTGTTGCTGTGTCCAATGATTGGAGTTGTGTTAGCCCAGATGAAAGGAAGGAGAACATTGTCAGCAGCATCGCAGACAGATTGAAGCACGGAATCTTGGTACAGGGTACCCACTCCGAGTGCTGTGCGTAATTCCGCAACTGTCGTGATGCTCATGATTATCCTTTCTAAAGACTCAAGGGAGCTGCAAGGGCTCTGGCAGCCCCCTTGAGCGACTTAGTTTGTCGTTACGCTACTGCGAAGCGACGTACGCCCTTACCTGACTTCGCAACATAGAGTGCGAGGTATCCGTAAAGGTTGATCTCGATTTCGCCTGATGTAAGAACGTTCACGCGAAGCTGAGTTGTTGGTGATTCCCACGCATAGACTGAGTTTGGCGCAACCAAGAAGGCTGAGTCATCTGCAATGCCTGATGCTGAGATGTTGTGATCTACGATGAGGTCTGTTCCGAGAACTCCACCTACGACGCTTGTTGCAACTGCGTTGCCTGCTGCGTTGTATGTTGCACCCTGAGCTGAGTAGAGTGGGCGACCTGTTGTGTCTGCGTATCCTGTGATAGCAGCCCACTGGTCTGTTGAAGCAACGAGCTTGTTAGCGAAGTCTCCGCCTGTACCCTTGTATGCTGCTGCACCTTCGACTGAAACGAATGACTGGAGTCCTGCTGCTGTTGTTGCAACGTTTGCTCCTGCTGTTCCGTCTGAGATGAACTTAGCAATAAGAGCTGCGTCTGTTGCCTTCTCGTATGCCTTGCGAAGTTCTGCCATCATGAGTTCCATGAAGGCAGGTGATGAGCGATCTACAAGCTCAAATGAAACGCGCTGTAGTCCTGAGAACTTTTCGACGCTTACTGTGTCGTATGCAGATGTCATGCCTGTCTCAGATGGTGCTGAACCTTCGTTTGTGTCTGCAACTGTTGGAGCAGTGTTAGCTGTTGCATTATTTACATAAAGGCGTGGAACTGTGAAGCTCATGCCTGACTCTGTAAGCGCGTTACGAGTTACTGCCTCGAACGCTGGGCGACCTGTGAAGGTATCTGTAATGAAAGTGTTTAGGTGCTGTGGGAGTGTCAGACCTGTATTTGTAGAAGTGCTATCATCCGCACTTCTTACAATGCGACGTGCTTCGTCATCACCGAGTGCTGACTTGATTGATGCTTCGAGATACTGTGCTGATGAGATTGGCGCAATACGCTCGCGTACTGTCATTGCTGCTGCAACTGTTGGGCGAGCCGCTTCTACTGCCGCTGCTTCAACTGCTGGAGCTTCAACCGGAGTTGTGGTTTCTTCCACTTTTTCGGGCTCGCTTTCTGTTGTTTGTTCAGCAGGGATGATTTCCTCTGCTGCGATCTCTAGCACCTGAGCAGACTTGAAAGCCGGTTCAGTTACGAGAGAAACTTCTTTTAGTTTTGCTGATGAGACAACAATGTGTCCATTGCGTGATGGCTTTGATGCGATTACTTCAGCACCAACTGAAAGACCTGAGACAAGTCCTTCCTGTGCCTGAATGAGTGCATCGTTGCCACCTGTAGAACGTGAGAGCTTAAATGTTGCATAGATGCCGTCTGCGCGTGTTTCCGCAGCAATCATGCGACCAACAGGCTTTTTCATGTCGTGCTGTGATAGCAACTTAATCTTTGAGACGTCAGCAATGTCGATTGACCCTGCTTCGAATACAACGCCACCAAGATTGGTGTTGCCTACTTCGCCTGTACCCATTGGCACAATCTTGCCCGAGATTTCGCGGCGTTCCTCGCTGCACTCAATAGATGAAGCTTCAATAATTAGGTGTTCCATTTAGCTGATTCCTTCGCTTCCGTTAGGAGTTAGGTCTGTCATTTCCATTGCTTGCGCCGCAGGTCATGGGTGAGAACCTTCCATCAATCTATAACCAAATTGCTTTACGCGTCTCTCGCAAGGATGCAATGAGCGTTCCTTCCGTAGCTCGTGCCCGTAACTTAATCTGCGGAACAGTGGCATCAATCCCACTTGAGTATTACAACAAGCGCACAGGCGAAGTTATGGCTGCGCCTCGATGGATTAACCAGCTATCAAAGAACCAACCATCATTCGTCACCCTAACTTGGTGCGTTGATTCTCTCCTATTCTACGGAGTGGCTTACCTTCGCGTTACAGAGCGTTATGCCGAGGATGGTCGCCCATCAGCGTTTGAGTGGATTGCTAACTCACGAGTTACATACACAACTGACCTTGAAGGCATCATGATCACGCAGTATTACGTCGATGCTTACCCAATTGACATGAATGACATCGTGACTATTCAAGGATTTGATGAGGGCGTTCTAGAGCGCGCTGGTCGCACAATCCAGTCAGCGATTGACATTAACCGCGCAGCTTCAGTTGCTTCAGCAACACCTATGTCTAGCGGAATCCTAAAGAACACAGGCGCAGACCTACCGCCTAACGAAGTCTCTGGACTTCTCGCAGCTTGGAAGCGCAGCCGTCAGAATAACTCTACTGCTTACCTGACATCTACTCTTGAGTTCCAGTCCACACAGTTCTCACCTAAAGACATGATGTACAACGAGGCAATTCAGAACCTTTCTACTGAGATTGCTCGCGCTATGAACGTGCCAGCGTATTACCTGTCAGCAGATCAGAACACAACAATGACTTATGCAAACGTACAGGATGAGCGCAAGCAGTTCTATGCGCTAAGCATTGAGCCTTACATTCAGGCTATTCAGACACGTCTCTCAATGGATGACATCTCTACATCAGGGCATGAAGTCCGATTTGCAGTATTCGATACATTCCTAAAGAACGACCCATTGGTTGAACTTCAGGTAATCGAGAAGTTGCTAACTCTCGGACTTGTAACACCAGAGCAAGCAATGGAAATGACAGACCTAACTCCTAACGGAAGCGAAGGAATCAGCTAAATGGAACACCTAATTATTGAAGCCTCATCAATCGAGTGCTCAGAGGAACGCCGCGAAATCTCAGGCAAGATTGTGCCAATGGGAACAGGCGAAATCGGTCACACCAACATGGGTGGCGTTGTATTCGAGGCAGGGTCAATCGACATTGCTGACGTATCAAAGATTAAGTTGCTATCACAGCACGACATGAAAAAGCCTGTTGGTCGCATGATTGCTGCGGAAACACGCGCAGACGGCATCTACGCAACATTCAAGCTCTCACGCTCTACAGGTGGCAATGATGCACTCATTCAGGCGCAAGAAGGACTCGTCTCAGGTCTCTCAGTTGGTGCAGAAGTAATTGCATCAAAGCCATCACGCGATGGACACATTGTTGTCTCATCAGCAAAACTAAAAGAAGTTTCTCTCGTAACTGAACCGGCTTTTAAGTCTGCTCAGGTGCTAGAGATCGCAGCAGAGGAAGTAATCCCTGCTGAACCAACCCAACCAGAAAGCGAGCCAGTCGTGGAAGAAACCACTACACCGGTAGAAGCTCCAGCAGTTG